GGGTGTTTGTTTACAACTGCCAGGCGCTGCCACGCAAGGGCGCCAGTACTGATAGATTGGGGCATCGCAACTCTTTTATGCTAACAAGCAAATTAAATCACAGCAGTCTCAATTTTTGTGTCCACCATATAACATAGTATAAAAGGCGAAAGCGCCAAATAAAATTACAATAATAATAAAACAGCAGTAAGCAAGCCACTGGCGATTTGCGGCGACGGACGGGATGGGCGCGGCAGTATGTACACTCACTAACCTAATTGTTAGAGGCTCAGGTCTTACAGTTACGATTGTATCCGCTGGAGGAGCTGATGGCAAAGGCGCATAGGCTACGGGATCCTGATGGACTAAGGAGTCCTGGCGGACTAAAGAGTCCTGGCGGACTAAAGAGTCCTGGCGGACTAAGGAATCCATTACCTATTTATTGTGAAGATAGTTTAAATTGAGCAAAATGCTGCTCTTTGACGATTCTGTCGATCAATTAAATATTATTTTTCAAAATCAATTTTTTCATCATCGATTTGTCTAATACATAAGTCCAACCAACTTCATGAGTGTGCGACCTAGTAAGTTTGTACCACTTACTGTTCCATCCTTGGCAATAGAGCCAGTCATCTCATTGTCGGCGGTGGCAGTGTAGGCAACTAGACGCGCCTTCTCCGTCTTGACAGCATCCATAATCTTACGGAAAAGGGCGTCTTCTTCGTAGCGTTGTTTGAGATAGGCAAACAATCGCTCCTCTACACCGGCATCGTACTTTTCTGGTGTAAAGGTAGCACCGGTTTTCTTCATTATTGCTGGTTTCTGGACATCACGCATCCGCACACCAAGTTCATCGGTAAGGACGGCAAGGGCTTCAGCGCTAGGATCCGCTCCAAGTGCCCGTTTCTCTTCCAGATACTTCTGGTAGATATTGCCGGTCGTGCTGAACAGCTGTGCGCCAAGCTCAGGCTTATTAGAGCCGAGCTCGTACTTAATAGAACCGATCACCGCCTCTAAATTGGGATAAATAACTGAGGAATTCTTGGGGTCCTTGAACATAAAGGGGGCAAAGGTGCTAATCGTACGACGCCAACCTTTCTCCTTGATTTTAAGGTCGTCCTTTGCTGCCGACTTGTAGTAGAAAGGGTAGGCAGGACCGGTTGCAAGGGTAAGCTCTGGCTCTTTCTCTTCCTCTTCTTCATTTGTCTCCTCAGCCTCCGTATTTGTCTCCGCATTTGTCTCCTCAGCCTCCGTATTTGTCTCTACATTTGTATTTTCTGCTTCGGATTCTACAGGCTCAGCAGGTGCTTGAGTAGCGCGAGGCGCAGCAGCTAAGCGTTGTTCAAACGCTGCTACCACATCTGGGGAGACATAGTGCTCCTCATTCGCAACGACTGCCCCTTCTGCTGGGATATTGGCTACAGGTACTTCAGGTACAACTCCTACAACCGGCGCAGGTGGCAAGGAGAGCGCTGAAGCAGTAGACCGACGGCGGAAGATGAACCACCGATTGAGGAAACTAAACGTGCGAATCACTGCGCTCATTGCGTAGTTACGACCAGATGCCGTTGCCATATCGTGTGAAACTGAGAAGAGATTGGTGGATGCTACCATGTTCATTGCTGCCAACTCGGCAGAGTTGAGCAGTTCCATTCCAATCTCGCCCATACGCTTAACGAAGTACTGGAACGATACGAGATACTCACGGTAAGTCTCACCGATACTAATGAAACTTACATCAATGGATTTGCCGAGAGATTCGTCCGTTGCCGGAAGTACCGTCATTTCAGCGTCGTATTTCTTAGTAATGCTCCAGATATCTGAGGCGCCCTCATTTCCGCGCTTGACACCATCCGTTGGCAGGTCCTGGAGTAGCGAGACTACCTTGTCACCGTCAAAGCAACAGCCGACAAAGAATCCACCAACTTTCACCGTCTCTGCTAAATTGCGTAGGAAACCGTCCAGCGTTGAGCGGTCCTTGAAGAAGTAGTGGAGAGTAAACATGAGAGAGGCAACATCAAAACCGGCGGCAGCCATTCCACGCATTTCCTGGACGTACGGGGGCGCCGTGGGGTCGGATTCACCCCATAGAGTCCGTAGCATTGACCGGTCAAGTGGCGTCTGACCGGCGGAGCCGTCAGCGTACCGAACGGCGGAATCGGCTTGGACAAAGAGCATACGAGGAACACCGGCGCCGTTCTTGGAGCGCATTAGGTATTGTAGATAGCGACGGTAAGCACCATTCTTATTGTCTGTCAAACCCGTTTGGGCAATATCACACCCAAGTACCCAGCCAACACGGGCATTCATCCATTTGTGAATATCACCGGCTTGACCGACTGACATATCAATCACCGAGGCACCCGCGGTCAGCACCCTGGACAGCAGTAGCTCGTCCTTGATGTAGCGATTGTGAAACTCGGCAAGTCCACGGATTTTGTTGAGGTCCCGCTGGGGTGCCTTCCGCTGGTAATACGCTAGATTCGTTGTTAATGGCGCCACACCACCCTCAACCGCCTCTTCAGTAATGGCACCACGGCGAATCATATACTCGGTCACGGGGTCGTGAATAGAGAGCCAGACATCGTTGGCAACCTTATCGCTATTAAGGGTGCCACCAACAATACCACGCGTGAAATCTTCGGTCTTATCCCAGCGGACACGAAGGGGGACCCAGCGCCACCCTGCCGGTGCCTCAGGCTTATACACCATCTCTACAATCGTGCGGTTTGTGATAGCATCTTTCGTCTCCTCGCAATAAATAGTATCGTCAAGGGCGTCAATGCTTTGGGCGGCAGGGGCGGCACCGGCTGCGTCCGTGGCACCGGCATTTATTGCCACGTAGCAGACCGACGCCATTGGGTCCGGTGGCAAAGGTGTAAATTCTACAGGCTTGTAGGCGCTCCGCGTCCCCTCCTGAAGCGAAGAAGGATAGGGTTTTTTATTGAGTACGGTATCGCGGGGATCTACAAGCGCAGGGTCCAGCGATGAACCCACAAACAGACGCAATGTTTTATAACGAACAATTTGATTCGTATCCTCGCGTAGTCTGGTGTTAATAGCATCTACCATTGTGACCTTGCCGTCGCTGTCCTTCTCCTTTTCGGTAACGACCAGGAAATCTACTGAGTTTTGGGAGGCGGGTTTCCACTTCAGCTGAGATTCCCAGGTATTTACATTCTTAACAAGAGGTGAGGCGTTGGGCGTAAAGATGAGACCATCGGTGTAATACGGGGCATCACGTGAAAGCCGGTCCAGAACCGACGCGGCTTCCTTAAAGATGCCCACGGGGTCTGTAGGATCGGCAGGAGTTTGAAATGTCTTCATGTGAATGGAAAGGCTGTTCTGCTTAGGAATATTGCTTACCATATTGTTAGAATTGCCAAGAGCAGCCACGGTTTCACGCATAGCGGCTTCACGGCTGACGGCAACTTCCATTCCACGTACAATAAACGGACGGGCAGAGACGTCCTCGCCACGCCGACCGTTAAAGATATCAAAGGCGTAGTAACGGCATATTGGGGCACCAGTGGCATCCGTGGTGACCCATTCGCCGTCCAGGACGGCACCTGCCCACTCGCCGACCTCGGTGTCAGCCATCTTACGGTCGGTACCGTAGACGTTCAAGGAGCGGTCTACCATGTAAATGCGCCCGTTCTTTGCCACAACCATCAGGCAACGTAGACCGTCAGCCTTATCGGTCACATTATAGTCCTCTAGCCGAATATTTACAGTATCAGGTTCCTTTTCAAGTCCCATATGCGTCTTACGGAGAGTAATAGGCTGGGAACCAGGAAACGAACCCTTTTTGGCACCAGTCTGCCCCTCCATCTGGGTTAATACCGACTGACGCACCGATTCACGTGTAAGGATGTACGACTTTTGGAGTCCGCGTAGCACCGAAACAATACCGAAGATAAGGGCTTTCTTTGTTGCCCCGCTAAGAGCCTCTACCTCTAGTTCATAGTGGGTTGGCTGCTTCACAATACCGGCATTGGTGAATGTTGTTGCTTGGATATAGTTTCCACGTGTATCCTTGCGGTTTTCACGCACAAATGATGCGTCAAACTGGAGCCCCTTCCAGTGTAGGGAAGTGAAACTGAACCGCTGCATATAGCGGAACGATTTGGGCAACGATGACCAGCGGGTCACGGCGTCTACCACACGAGGGTCATCTTTAGAAAGGGGAATTTCACGGCGAAGCTTCACACGGACACCGTATTCAGGTAGGTCAATTTCACTGGGTCCGTGCGCCACTGCCTGTTTCTTATCCTTAAGGATACAGAAGAACGGCTTACCCTTCAGCGTATTGTCCCGGCAGTACGCTTGTACAGTACCTTCACCGATAAGAGTGAAACGTAGACCACCGGCAACCATAATATTCAGCTTAGGTGGCTGAGGGTCTTCTTGTAGACCCATACTACGTAAGTGCTTAATAGCATTCAGAAATGCTGTATAGTCTAGCTCTTTACCGTCAGGGCGCTTAAATGTTGCCTCAATTTCGGTTTCCGTAGCATTTTCCCACGCAACCCATAACGTGTCCAGCGCCTGGGATTCGATAGATTTGAGCTCTAGGGACATACTTCTATTAAGTCTGAGACTTTTTGCTTAAAGCCATCAACTTTTATCTCCGCCCCTGGCTAGACCGCCCTCAAGCCAAGAGTCGGGACTTTAATTTGTATCCGGCAATGGCGGCAATGCGTTCTACCTTTGACCCGGTCACCTCAGCCATTCCCAGCTTCTTTCCAACAGATTCTAACTCTCCCAGAGTCAGTTTCTCCAGACTATGAATCACAGACCAAGACGGTAGAAGCGTCCACATATGCGTGGCAGCATAGGCAACTAAGTCCTTTCCGGTGCGCACATCACCTACGCGCAGTATCGCACCGGTATGATGTACGTGGTACAAACCCTTTACTCCACTGAACCCCTCGCCGATATAATCAGCGGCTGGATATACAGTAATGGACTTTGAGTCATCATCCCAGATAGCCACTTGAATCTGCTTAGCAACACATAGGAAGTCTAGAAATGCTGATACGGATTTATCGCTTTTGACAACTTGCCAGAGAAAGACAGACTTGGCTTGTTTCAGTTCGTGAAGGTCACCGCCGGATGCGCAACGGGGGCGAATAATTGCTTCAAGCATTGTTTTGGTCCAACCACGAGACCGCCCACCCTGGGACTTATAGAGTTCGTCAATACGAGCTTCACAGCGTAGGGCTTCGGTAATTTCCATTTGACGCTTACTTGCCTTTGGCGAATCATTGTATAGAATGTCTATGTTTTCAATACCAAATACAATAGGGTCTAGAGTATGTTTATCCATTTTGGGCATAGCAACAACCGTCTTGGGTTTGAGCTGAAGTGTAGATGTAAATACGTTTGTAATAGGAGCAGCAGCAGCAGCAGCAGCAACAGGTTCTGTAGGCACCACAGGCTCTGGTGGTAATACAGATGCTAGAATCGGAAAGTGATCCACACCCTTGCGTTCAGGGACAAGAAGAGCTAATGTCTTAACATTGTATGTTTGAAACGGATTAGACTTTAGAAAGTCAGATAATTCATTCCAATGAACCATTTATGTATATAAAGCACCGATTCATTTAGACCCTTCGCCACCCACTAACCCCGTACTCCGGGTTAAAGAGCTAAGATACATCTCGCGGTCGGCAAGATTCTTGCGATTTGTCTGAGTAAATTGAATAAAAAGCTCAAGATCGTCAAAGACAGGCTGGGTAAGATTACAACAGTTAAAAAAGATGCCGTTCAAGTTCTCGGAAAACTCGGCGGAGTGCTTTTGTAGAATTCGGATAATCTCAATATGCTCAGTCTTTGTTAGACCCTTCAAACTCTCTAAAAATGCTTTGCGTCGCTCGTATTCTTCTGGTGATAATGTACCGGGCGTTGCGACTACTGACATAGTTAATAAGAGAGCAGTGTTTCATCATATTTGTTTTACGCATTTGTTTCAACCACCTCAGCGCCCGTGTCGCCTTCGGCACCCGTGTCGTCAACCAGCTTACCAACAGCCATAATGAAAGGAGCGTTTGTCTTGATTTCACTACGTTCTAGGCGGACCTTAATCATATCACCCTCCTTAATACCGTCAAAGACGGTATTGCCAATGTGAATATCACGGGGAATCAGAATACGAATCGCCTCCTCAAAGACAGCGTAGACACCCATCTTTGTCACTTTAATAACCAGCACATTCATTACCATACCGCCCTTGGGGTAAAGCACATCGCACTTCATCTTACAGTCGTAGACAAAGTTGCCCGTGTAGCGACCATTCTCGGCGGCACCGGCACTACGGGCGACAAGTTCAATAGAATCAGGCTTCACGTAGCCGTTGGAGTTACATTTAGACTCGTGGTGCTCCTTGAGTTTCATAACCAGCATATCTTTCACGTCATCCGCCTTATGGATATTGTTCATTTCGCTAGGCGTCAGTGCTACACGCTCATCTAAGTAAATGGTGTGATACATCCTCTACTTATCTCCTATTGGTCTCAGAGGTTTCAAATTTTAAGCCGAAAGCATCCTCACGTCATTTTGACCCCCGCCCGTGCCGAGTCCACCACCGACAGGAACCAGCGCCGAGGTACACCGTCCATCGGCAAAGCACGGCGGTCGGCGTAGCGGAGCAAAAACTCCAGATACGGGCATATTTGTTTGAGAGTCAGGTCGCCGGTATGTTTGAGCGGATCCGCTGACCCCGCCACAAACTTTGGATCCGCCTTTTCAAATTGGGCGGTCAGCAACTTCTGCCGTTTCTTGCGGTCCTCGTCGTTCGCCCGTTCCGCCGGTTTATCACTGAGCAAGAGCCCAGAAATCGGGTCGGCAGCGGACCGGAAAATATCATGAAGCGCACGAATGCGTTTCTCGTGGTTGCCAAGATTGCTTGTATTCGCACATTCGGCACCCTTCATATCTCCCTTATCCTTATCCACGGTCTTGAATACTATTGTCTTTTGTTTGGAGACCAGGAACCCAAAATATGGACCGGTGTCCGTTTTGCGGTCAATCGGTGCCCCAAGAATAGAATTGACGTCCTCTTTGAACACGGCGGTACATTGTGATATAGAGCCACCGTACTGGCAATAGGTTTGAATAGAACCGGCATCTCCGACGGAGAGATTGTAAATGACGCAACCACTGATACGATTTGTCTTATCTTTTTGGAAAAGTTCAATACGATGGTTATCTTTCATAAAGACACTGGCGCAGACCTTTTCGTAGCCTACTAGTTTATCAATACCAGTAGTTAACCACGAACGGAATACCGCAAGTTGTTCTTTGTACGTCCAGAAATTCTCCATAAACCAATGATAGGCAATAGGGCGTACATCGGGCAACTGGCGGAAGAAACGTAATACCCAGCGCCAACCTGCCGGTATTTCTGTCTCTGATATAACTCCTGTAAGTTGTCCTCCTAGAATTTTGGTAAGAGTAATTTCCCATTTTCCAAGTTTGGCAAGGGCATTTTTTGCTACAGCCTCATCGCTCATTTCAGCTACGGGTGCTACAGGAGCGCCAACTGTAGCGACAGCTACGGGAGCCGTTAAGGGCAACCCTTCTGTGGCAAGTAGGGTGCCACGCGGTGGTTCAAATTCACGAGGCATACGACCATAGGCGCGACCGTAGCGAAGTGCCATAGGTATCATAGTATTTGTTACACCCTCGGGTTGGAAGACAATGTAGTCATTCACCAACTTCAATGTACCGTAAATTCCATCATTGCGATGAATACGTACCTTGTCAAGTACATCACGCAGACCAATTTTCGCAAATGAATATGGAATATCTTCATAGAATAACTTTAGTATTTTATCCACCTTTTCTACAGTTTCCCTTTTGAAGTAGTCGATGAGTAACTGCTGACGTTCTAAAAACATACGACGGAAATTATACGATTTTTGCGTACTTTCGTTGGAGCCCAAATCGCCCTCAGAATCCGCTCCGCAGGTGTATGGCTTACATTCGTATACACCAGGGCGACCAGGAACGGGGTCGCCTAGGAAATCGCATAGACTTGTGAACGGCTCGTCCTTTAGTGGGATTGTTTCTGTACGATCCAGGGCATCAACAATGGTGCGGTCTTTCATATCCCTGAGCAAAACGGCGTTCAGATTGAGAATACAGTCCCAGGCGTAAATCTTCATTAGACGGCTAACACGACCGATAGGCTGGGCTTTGCGAACGGCAAGGCGGTAGGCGTATAAGTCGGCGGTTTCGTATTTGCCCACATTTACGGCGTGTAAATAGATAAGACAGTTACGCTTTTCTAGTGGTAATTCAACGTGGGAGCAGAAACGTACACCGCGCCCCTCAATCTGTTCAATGCGGTTCAAATGGTACCAGCCGTCTAGTAAATGGATTTGGCGTATACATTTCAAGTCCAGACCCTCGGACGCTACTTGACTGCCAATAATCGCCTTCACTTTGGACCCGCCAACTTCCTCCATATTTTTAAAGGTGGTGGCGTATCGTAGAAGTCCTGAAAAATTGGGCGATAGAGTTTCATCGGACGTCAGAAGAATATAGAACTTTGTGCCCCGTACAGCTCCTGCCTCCTGAATTAACAGCGGAGCAGGAGTTCCGTCGGAAAGAACACGAACCCAGCCACGCAACTCTAAGGCAATGGCAATAGGTAAAGCTCCTGCCTTCACATAACGTGAATAGACAAAGGAGATACCCTCACCACGGTCAATAGAGTCAACAATGGCGGCAATCTTAGGGGCGTAATTTGCCAGATTCTCGGGTCCAAAGATATCATCTATGGTGAGTGGGTCTTCGGCTGCTTCGGTAGGGTCCTGCGTCCATCGGTATTGTTTGACCTTTGTGGCACGAATAACTGACGTAATTTCTTTGAAATAGTTAGTCCAGCCGTCCCGTCCGTAGGTTCCGTTCTTATAGTATATATTTCCCATTTGCATTGTGCGGTCAAGGATAAAATCGCTAATCTCCACTCCGCGGTCCCCTTCATTCACCGTTTGATTGTGATACTTTTTCAAATAATGACGTAAATTCTGACCTGTCCACGTATCCTGTATGTTGTGGACCACTAGGGGCAAACTTTTCATAATATTTTTATCGTTTTGTCCCCACGATACGCGCCCCAATAGGTCAGCCCGTCCCTTTTTCATTTCTTTACGAGAAATACTACGAGACGGATAGACATCCATAAATGATTCAATATTACTTTCGGCAGGTGTTAGGCGTAAAGGAAATGTATTAGGATTTTCGCCACGCATATAACTAACGTAGCGTTTGATAAGGCGACTCAGCACATCCGCTCCGCCATCTTTAAATTGTCCGTCGGCTTGGAACACTTGTGATACGTCCAAGCGCAAGGAATCATCTTTTGTATCATTGAGTGTCAGCAGATTCAGTAAAAATACGATTTCGGGTGCGCTATTGTACATAGGAGTGGCGGTCATAAGCATTAGGCGAAGTCCATCGGCTACACGTAGAATATCCTGTAAAACGGGGGTAAGGCGCTTTCCTTCGGCGCGTTCGGTCAGTCGTACACGGTCAGGCTCGTCTACAACGGCGCCCGTGGCGTCGCCTTCGTCGCCAGGGTCGGCATCACGAAGATTATGCGCCTCGTCAATAATAAGGAGATGGTCGGCGAATAATTGGCGCATAATGGCAATTTTACGGTCATCACGGGCAACACCGGTGATGGAATCTGGTATATCTTTGAATTGTTTGAGAACCCAATTGGCAAACGCTAGGTAACCCATAATCTTGTAACGCGACTTAATGAGTTTATCCACCTCCTTCTTGATTTCATCACGGTTGCGGTTGTTTGCCATATCGGCAAGGCGGACATACGTCATACTGGTACATTGTGGGGACTTCCAGAATTCCTTGGTAAGGGCGTACTCCTCAGGGGTGGTAGGAACAAGGCGGTTTACGTCAAAAATAGTACGGTAAAATCCCTCGGCAATTGCTTGGGGAGCGATAATATAGACTTTATTATACGGCATCGTTTCAAGAAAGGTTTCGGCTACGGTAACGGCGGAGCAGGTCTTACCGACGCCGACTCCGTGATACAGCAATACTCCATTGTAAGGAGTATCAGGATGTAAAAAACGAGCTACAAGACGCTGGATAGAGGTGGTGCTGAATTCACCAAGAGCTTGTTGACAACTATCTTCGGGTACGGGGTCTGAGCGGAGTTCGTAGAACTCAGTTTTCTTCGCTAACCGAGCGGCAAAATTAGGATCCGATACATCGGGATATAAGCCATACATTTCGTCGCGTTGTTCAATCCACTCTTGGGGTCTAGGAATAGCAAGTTTACGAGTTGTCAATTCGTTTAGGATAGCATCACGAATACGATCATCAATGGGACCCTTCAGTATTTTACCATAGGTCGGATCGTCAATGTTTGCTGTATTATCATCGTCGTCCCGCCAATACTTTTCAGCATAGGTTTGAAGCTTTTGAGGGTCCCACGATTTCACATCTTGGGCAACAAGTGTAGCCATAGGTTCCGCATTCTGCTGAACTTGTGGTTGTATAGTTGGCGCCGTCGCCATTCTCTCTGTTTGTAGGGCGAATTTAAATCATTTACCACCACGAACGCCGCGACTTTCTTGCGGCGGCAGCAGCTGCGGCGGGTTTGTTCGCCTTGGCATTGTTCTTCTTGGTATTATTTGCCTTGGTATTATTTCCCTTATTATTAGCCTTGGCATTGTTCTTCTTAGTATTATTTCCCTTGTTGTTGCCCTTGTTGTTGCCCTTGTTGTTGCCCTTGTTGTTGCCCTTATTATTCTTTGCGGTGTTTCCGTTTCCGTTGCCTCCTAAGTTCTTTCTGGCGCTTACAAACGTCTTGACACGATTTTTGTATTTTTTAGCGCTATTGACATTCTTATCACCTAGTGGGCAATGCTCTTCTAAAAAGTTTGCGGCGGCTTGGAATGCCACCTTATCCGGGCCATTCTTGTTCGCACCCTTTTTAATAGCGGCGAGTAAACTATTACAATTGGCATTACCGCTACCTTTGTTGTTACCCTTGTTGTTGCCCTTGTTATTGCCCTTGTTGTTCGGCTTGGCATTATTCTTCTTGGTATTGTTACCCTTGTTATTTGCCTTGGCATTATTCGCCTTTGCGTTATTACCCTTGGCGTTATTCTTCTTGGTGTTATTACCCTTGGCATTATTTGCTTTGGTGTTATTCTTCTTGGTGTTATTTGCCTTAGCATTATTTGCCTTGGCATTTGCCTTGGCGTTCGCCGTGGCATTAGCCTTCTTGGTATTATTAGCCATTCTAATAATAACGCAGGAAATATATTCACTTTGTTTCCCATTCCAGGGCAGTCGTTATTTTTGCCCGTAGGTCTCCTTCCATAATCCGCCGATGAAGCTCGGTCATAACCGCACGTTTCTGTACATTAGACTCACGAATATGAGTCATAGCCATTTCATATGTACACCAACCAATATCACCGATTTCTCGTTTCATAATATGGTTATTCGGCTGAATATTTGCGATTATATTTGATTTACAACAGGCGACAAAATAGGTTTGTTTATAAGGAATATTATTAGTACCAAGATACTCTTCAATAAGGGGAGACTCATCAAGTATGTGAATAAATTTTGGTAAAATGCCGGTTTCCTCCTTAAATTCACGCAAAGCGCATTCCTGTTCTCTTTCTCTTAGAGCACGGCGCCCCTTAGGAAATCCCCATTCGGCATCGGTAAATGTACCGGTGGCAGTTTCAATATAGTTTGCTAAAGTCTTTCCATTACGGTCTCCGGTAGCTTTAAGATTTTCAAAGTTACGACGAGCATTTTCAAATTCGGTTCGGAACTGTCGGGTATTTTGTCCATTCCAAAGGTCCGACCATAGTTTTTCAAACGGTTTTATAAGAAGTCGCCCCCGCTCCTCCACTGTCATACCGTTAATCAGTAGGTGAATATAATCAATCTTATCCATTTTATACTTTCCTCGTAAGAATTCCACATAGCATAATGAATCCCTACGACGAACCAGAAGGTACTGAGGCACCCCCTCTAGGAACTTAATCGCACATATACCAAACGACATTACTGGCGCAGTACAATCCCGGAATGTATGACCGAATTTACCACAATTTACGCACTCCATTAGATAGGCGCACCAACTTTTTCCGGATAATCAAACCCACAAAAATAGTAGAGTACAGGAGAATGTCCCAGGAGTTGCCTGAAAATATGAAAGGTAAGCGTCCGCCACAGATGGAGAATTTTCCACCGATTGGAATGGGTCCGTCCGTATGGGGTCCCATTTTCTGGATGACAATGCATATTGTGACGGTGGGATACTCTCCATTTCCTACGGAGGCTGAGAAAACCGCTGCTATTAACTTCTTCGAATCGCTACAATATATGATTCCTTGTCCGATTTGTAAGGAGCATTATAAAGAGAATCTAAAAACCAGTCCTGTGAAAGATGCTGTGGAGGACAAGCAGAAACTGATTCGGTGGCTTTTCAATATACATAATACAATTAACACGCAACTTGGAAAGCCTGAGGCTAGTTGGCGCGAGTTTGTGTATTCTATTGCATTTTTGGCAACAATGCCAAAATTTTCGTTCCGAGAAGCGGTAAAATCGGCACAAGGACGCTCTTTCTTTGATACACAATCATTGCTATATTTGGTAGCAGGGATTGGGCTGGGAATAGGAGGTTTTTTAGCGTATAAGCATTACGCTAAGTAGTTAAAATCGGCAACTATCCAACATTGCGGCTTCGTCATCTGTTTTAAATGTAAACCAGCTGAGGAGAACCGCCAGGAAATGGTTCTCAATTGGAGAGCCGATTAGGGGAATCAGGGCGTAGAAGCGAGGGCGCTTTTTCTGGAAAGCCCAGCGCCACAAGAGTACATAGGGTATTACAACGAAGAAGAAGATGGCTCCGTATATAGCGTACAATAACCGATAAGGCCAATCGCGATAGACGTTGAGATTTGTGGCTAACGAGGAGCCGAACACGGCAAGAGCTATCCAAAAGAAAACACGTAATACTTTTTCTAATACTCCGAAGGCACGACTAAACAAGCGCTTTGTACTGAAGGTTGCTCGTTCTTGTGCGTCAGCCATGTCGGCGCAACTCATGACAGGAATAAGTATAGGTTTCTGACTGGCAAGTCGTTCACTATCTTTAGAGGTTGGATCAATCTTATCCGTTAGTGTAGGATCTTTATTATAAAGATAAAATCTATCAGTGCTGTCCTGACCACCTTGAGGTATTTGTAGTATGCCTGTAACATCAGTTCGTTTCTGAGTTGCTGCTTTAGCTTCATTTAATGTTTTAAAAATAAGATTTTTTAAATTTTTATAATCATTTAAAGCTTTAAACATATCTTTCAAAAAATCATCAAATGGTTCTTTTTTAAAGAAATTCGTCGGACTAAGTTGAATGGGGGTACCAAAACACATCGCGCCACTGATATCAGCACCACTGATATCTTGTTTAGCACCGCTAATGTCGGCACCGCTAATGTCGGCACCGCTAATGTCGGCACCACTAATGTCGGCACCACTTACATCGGTAGCTGCAGCTTTTTGTTCGGCGGCGTACGCTTCAGCGTCGGGATTATATGTAGCATTGTGAATCTGGTACATAATCGTGTTTTGTAAATTAGCCAAAACTTGGTTCATTCCCCTATTGATTATGAGTAATGTTATTTATACCAGCCGACGCACTCAAGGCGCCAGAATCCCAGAGCTTAGCGGGGTCATTTTCCGTCCATCGTGCGGAGATACAACACCGGCTGGCATAGCATTTCCGCTCTGTAGTTCACAATCTTGCTGTGTTAAGAAAACACGGGTACGGTCGCAGGAAGCGGAGGACGGAACTTTCACGCAATAGCGACCGGTGAGATCCTCACCGACAAAACACCAGGCGGCTACAGGGGGAGTAGGTAGATTTGCCTGGGGTGGAGCTTGGGAGGGTGGGGGTGCCGAGAGTTGTAGTCCACTGGGCACTTCATTGAGTCCACCAAGGGGGTTCAATGATGGGGAACTTCTGAAAGAATCCAGCCAATCGGTTACAAAGTCAAAGTTGGCAGTTTTGGCACGGTCCGACCACCAAGGGCTTTCGTATAATTTATAATACTGGAAAGCGAGTACTGCCCCGACACAAAGCACCAAAAGAACAATAATGCCACCGAGAATACTCAGCGACGATACCGTAGGAGTAAATCCTATATTGGCATTTGTTGTAAGAAAGTTCGCAGGAGCCTCCACCGACATAATCCTCTAAGTAAGTGTGCGTCTTTTAGTGCTTACGAATTATCCTTACCCCGATTAGATATGCCGGGCGGCTTACTGTCATTAGTTTGTTACGGAAATGAGAATATTATTCTCAATGGAAATCCACAAACGACGTATTTCTATAAGTCGTTTGAACGCTATACGCATTTTTCACAAGAGCCGATTCAAATCCCGCTGGACGGTCCAAATCTCTTGTTGACCGATGCCCCCATTTTACTGAAGACCAAAATTCCTCGGCAGGGTGATATGTTGAGCGATTTAGTATTAAGACTTGATTTGCCTGATATTTTTAGCAAGGCGTATCTACGCCCCACTGGTTCGTACTTTAGCATTGACCGGCAATATGAGTTTGCGTGGGTTCGCCAAATCGGTGTTCGTATGATTGATACAATTACGTTTACCATTGGTGGTCAGATTATTCAGCAGTTTAACAGTGATTGGATATCTGCCCGTGCGGCGTTAGACATGGATAGTGATGTTTACCATAAGTGGCGTGTGATGGTGGGCGATGTGCCGGAATGTTTTGACCCCGCTGCCGGTGTGTATGCGGACCCAACTGTACCTGCGGGTCAAGGATATCCGAATGTCATTAGTTGGCGCGGCACACCGACAAATCCGTTTCCGACCCAAAATAATTCGGCATCGATTCCTGGTCGTATATTACGTATCCCCCTGGGTCTATGGTTCAGCGATTTCCCAGAGAACTCCTTGCCACTGGTGGGACTCCAGTACCACGATTCTGAGGTGACGATTCAGTTGCGTCCCATTCGCGACTTATACACTATTCTTGATTTGTCAGGAGCTAGGGTACGTCCTGGAGTTCAGACGTTAGCCCCGTCGTATTTGCCAAACGGAACGTGTATTGACCGATACACGCAGATTTGGAACAAGAACCTCTATGGAAATCTTCCATTGAGTATGACAAATCTATATGGTGGTAATACTGATTTGAGTGGATCTATGAAATATTTTTTGACGGATATTTCGGGGGCGGTACCACTGTTGGACGGTTGGCCCCTTAACGCAACCTTAGAGGCAACCTATACATTCCTTCAGGACGATGTTCGCTTGATGTTTACGAGTAAGACTCTACGTTATAATGTCCGTCAGGTTCAAGCGTTTACCTTTTATGGAATTGCAAGCCGAGGTACGTATAGATTGGATGTACATAATATAGCTACACGACTGGTTTTCTTTGCCAGACGAAGCGACGCCATTACATATCGTAATCAAAATATTAATCTTACAAACTGGATGTATACATTGAGTTCAGAGCGTCCGTTTGTGACACCAACTCCAGCGGCAACTGCCTATCCGAATAATACAACATCGGGTCCACTTGGTCGTACAGGTATCAATCTGGCAGGTATTCAGCGAGATATTTTGTTGAATACGTTTTTTACCGCAAACGGCAATGCGTTATTTGATAGCAATGATAAGGATTATTTCCAGAAGTATGTGCCATTCCGTTATATGAATGGTGGTTCTGCGGCGATTCAAGGATTGGGAGAATCTACACAGTATGAAATGTGGCCGATAAGTGCCTATAGTTTTTCCTTGAACGGGTCGACGGTCCAGCAACCGTCAGGCACATTGAATACAAGTCGTATAGACCGGTTGGAGATGGATGTGGATGTTTGGCCGATTCCGTACCTAGCAGGATATACCTACAATCTCTATACGTTCGTGGAGACGCTGAATTTCTTGGAAATTACCAGTGGCTTGGGTGGTCTCAAGTTTGCTCGTTAATCCCACCGCCCTAAACCAATTTTTATACGAGTTCGTCAAACGAATTCATATGAAAGAAAACCGAAAATCGGCAATTTAATACTTGTTGACCCACCAGTCATCCCAGAAGTAGGGAGGCTGCTGTCCGTTGACGTCGGTCGCGGCTTGGACAATAGAGGTGGTGTTGGCGCGCTCACGGTAGAGGGAGTCAATGTGGGCGTAGTTGAGGGCGTAGCCGAAGTACTTGAGGCGGCTCACCATTCCCTTCATTGGTCCTACAACGTTATAGTCAGCAAAGAGAACTGGATCATATCCCTTCTGGTCAGGGAAAACGATATTCTTCATCACGTAGAGTCCGCCAGTGTTGAGCTTCGGTACCGTCGTGAGCTTCATACGGACAGCAATGTTACCGTTCACGTATACGTCAAGATTGGTGCCCTTGAGCATGATGACAAGGTGGAACCACTTCGCCACTGGTATATTGGGCACCTCAACGTAATTATCCCATTTGTTGATAGTATTCATATAGATACGGAGTGTATTCACATTGCTTTGTACAAAGACGGCAGGTGCTAGATTTGGGAATCCGTTGTTGCTTCCCTTGTGGAAAACATGCTTGAGCTTCACGGGGGCAGTTCCAGTAGACGGTGCGCCGGGTGCTGGTCCAGAACACGAACCATCTAATGCGGCACCTCCTTCAAAGGTATCGGGGTGGATAAACAAGAACATAGAATACGAGAAGGCTGAACCCTGCTGCTCATCGCGACTGTTGTACAAAATAGGAAAGCCTGAGTCAAGGTCCTGGGGTATTGTCACGGATGTAGTCGTTGTATTATCAAACAGAACAACTGCCTGTCGGTCTAACTTAGACAAAAACCGATTCAACTGCTCAATCATACCCATAACAACTTGTAGCCCAATCATCGTAAGAACAACAATGGCAAGTTGGGGTATTAAGCCATCTCCTGCTAAAAATCCGGTCACAGATTCCATTTCCTCTATTTATATCTGGTTTTATATAAATGGAGAATCGCCAAAAATTAGATTTACAGGTAGTTCGCCCAAGTGTTGGCACCGTTGTAATTGAGATTGATGCCGAGCTTAGAAAAGAGACTGCGTACAAGGCTCGTAGCGCCCTGGGGTCCCGTCTGGTATAGACCATAGATGCGCTCCGGGGTGAGAGCAGTGGCAGCGAAGAATATGCTATTAACTGAGCCATTGAAACCACCCGCCTGTCCAACGCTGAATATTTGGTCAGTACCTGGTCCAATTTTACCGCCCTGAGAACCAGCAACAGGACCCGGAAGAACGCAGGAACGATTGAGCTTACCATCGTAGTACACATCCAGCACACGACCGCTGATAACAATCGTAAAGTTAATCCAGCGCTGCATATCAACGTCATTGATATCGCAGACAGGTGTGTGACCCGTGTTTGCAAATGTCTGCCCCGCAGTGGCAGCGCTCTGCGCATTCATTAGGAGGTTCTCCTGCCAGGTGAGCTCGTTTGCGGGGACACCCATTGTGTGTACGCGTACTCCTAGCATATTTGTGCTGGGGTAGAGAAACGCCACAACTACATATGCCGGAGGGGTTCCATCTGTAGGCATGGTGATTGTAGGATCAGAAATAGTAAAGATTGGTTTAATGACGCCAGACTTTGTGTTATCCCACGAGTTGATGTACATCCACCAGCTGAATGTAAAGTCACCTCCCTCGGTAATGCGGAGGAGAGGGTTGTTTGTGAAACTACCGTTTGAAATTGCGGAGGCATTTGAAACACTATCGTAGTTAATCGGATACTCCGTTTTTATACTACCACCCTTAGGTATGAGTGCGGAGTTCTGATTGCCTGGTACACCATATCCACCCTGTGACAAATCCAAGGGAGGGAAAATGTAGAGTTCCATGTCGGCGCCAGCGGTTAGGTAAGTGTAGACTAGATAGACAATAATGTATAACGCCAACAGGTACATAACATTTTGTACTAGACCGGAATTTTGGGAATAGAACTGTCTTGCCGCGTTCATACTTCTTCTAAACTATGGTGTTAAAAATCTTCAGGCGTACTCGTAATCCACATACTCCATTCCGCCAGGTCCACCAGCTTTGTTCTTGCCCTTGTTTGGACAAAAACCGGCTTCGCACATAACTTTGTATAATTCGTGCCAAAAGCTCTTGAACGTTGTATGTCCGTCCGGGATATTTGGTCTACCTTTATAGTCGGTGACGTGTTTGTAATTTTCCCATATCTGTTTCTCATTAAGACGGCGAGGCCAGGCTTGTACCATAGCAGCTTGTCCCCAGAAATCCGGAGATGTTTCAAGAAGTACGCCTGTAGGATTTGTCCACGTCAGATTATCAAGTATAAGTGATGTTGCGTGATGAGCATTCAAATAAATATCAATAGAACGTCCCTCAACAGCGATGGTAATTTGGTTCCATCGGGAATTCATCACGTTTTCAATCTCAGCATAGGGAATGGGGTTGAACTTATTATTCATTGTGACGGGAACAAGTGGCTTGAGTCGTAATAACGCTGTTTGATGTACAGGATCCAATATAAACTCACCGAATCCGATCATTTTTAGAAGGGGTTTGAAGCGATAATCCCCCTTAGGACCAGCAAAAGGGATGCGCTCTGTATTGACTTTATCCATGTAGATGAAGTAACTGATAGTAAAATTGCTTTTCAACGCCTTAGAGAGTTGTACCTGTGTTAGAATTGATTTCATCGTGGACCCTTCGGGGTCAAGTTCGGACGCTTTACCGGTTAGCACAAAGGGTCCTTTTACGGTAGTTTCGTCCGATTTGGGCATAAAGTATAGTACATAGACAACACCCGCTGCAATAATCAAAAGGATTACTATAAGAAATATAAATCGGGGATTCATTCCTCTTATAGTGTAAGTATGTTTTTAACGTTTTTAGATTTTTTTGTGTTTATTTTACAGCACGATTAGCACCAGGTATTCTGCTATTTGTTAATTTACTTTGGTCAGGTGGCATAAAGGAAGAGTCCGTCTGCGCACCGCAAGTGTCGGCGGGTGGCATAAATGGTGGGAACGGCATAGGGCAGAAGTGGAGTAATGTATAATTCGTAATAGCATAGGGCCAGACATAGAGATTCTGTATAGATGCTGCCGCAGCCGATTGTCCGCAGAGACCGTAGACATCATTCTCAACCTTTCTGGGGTCACCAGCAAGTACCTTAGTTAACTCTAATCTACAGTTGAGGTCAATTTCCAGCACTCTATTGTGAACCGATACGGTAAACCGAAGCGGTTTATCAAGGGGGACATCAGAGATACGACCGGATTCGCGATAGACATCTCCCTTCGGCGACTTTGTATCAATAAACACAATAATATCGTTGGTGTTAGGATCCAAAAATATACCGGGATTGAGACGTTTTGGTAGTCCATGTGGCGGCGCCTGTTCATATTTATTAATGGAAGTGTTCCCTCTGGCACCACCTGCGCTGTATAATTCAGCACTGCCACGGTGAAAAATATGGCGATACGGTCCTTCTATATTTGTGAGATTACGGGTATTTGCCAATAATAAATCAAAATGAAAGGTGTATTTGGTATCCATTTCAGGAAAAAGTTCGTCGTCGGTGATACGAAGATTGCTGATTCCTCCCATACCTTTTGTCCAAAAAGTCTTGGCGTAGTCGAGCGACTTCCATTTCTCTGGGCGGAAGTCAATAGACTTTACTGACATTTTATAACCGGTTAGCAGTAGATAAATCAGAACAATAACGGCAATAAGTAGTCCGTAGAGAATATAATTGCTCATACCGCCACTTTGCGTCAATCGTCCAGAATTACCCACTGCGTTATTAGCGACCTTACCGGGCATATTTTGAAAGAGCGAAGCCATTCCCTAATTCCTACTTAGACATAAGACTAGAGTTTGAGCCCCTTATAAAAATCTCGTATAACTTGGTTGCGTACGAATGAATTCAGTTTAATGTTAGTTATATTTATAAACTTATTATCGGTTGTTCGTAATTTTCCCTTATCAAACGTATTTCCGTCGTGGGCAATGACCAGCATCACTTTACGGGGGTCAAGCTGGACCAAGGGCAATGAATACTTTTTAGTAAACTCAATTTCTTCGGCGTAGGCACGGGATTCGTCACAACGATTTTCCATCGTATATGCTTTTGTGAACGCCATTGTGCCAAAGGTGCCGTGATTCGGTCCGTAGGGACCGGTCTCCCAAATAGTGCCGTCGTCAGGAAAAAACACGTGATTGCGGGTAGACCCCGCCAGACTTGCCTTACGCCCAACCAGTGTCATTACAGCGTGATTCACGCGCTCTGGCGGGTAGTAATCGTCGTCGTCCATACAAACTAGAATCTCCCCACGGGCGGCGTCGTGAAGACGGTTGCGCTTGGCACCGATACTTAGTTTCGTCTCGGAACGTATATATTGGATATTCATTGTTAGAAATTCAGGCTTTAGCAAATCCTCAATAGGATCCGAGCCATCATCAAATACCACCCATTCCATACGCTCCTTGGGATACGTTTGGTCTTTAATACAGGCGATCAAATACGGAAGAAACTTACGCCGATTGTAGGTCGGCGTCAGAATAGAGACAAACGGCTTTGTTGCCGATTTTGGTAGTTTACCAGGCCAAACGGCGGTAATCATCTTATCTATATCTAAGCCCATTGCCATTTAGACCATCCGCAACCCAAAATTCAATCTTTTGCCCTATAGGATTTAAACCCCGCCTACAAAAAAGGCGTAGATAACATGTCCATTATTTCGCGCCGAAAGCTATGGTCGTTTTTTGAAGCCCTTTATAGCCAAGAATTAGATGAGAATTCAGCAAAGGCAATAACGCCTTCGTGGTTAAAAACCCCCCTACTATTACATCAGCAGTCGGCGTTAGCCGCCGCCCTTCGTTTAGAAAGTGCCAAGACAAATGGGTTGGAGGTGGATGCTATTGCCGGTGAATCGGTTGGCGGAAAACTCTATACCTCGTACGGCATTCTAGGCGACCGCGTGGGGTCTGGTAAGTCTCTTACGGCACTGTCATTAGTAAAAATGCCACCACCAAGTTCACTTTACAACGAATATATTATAAGGGGAAATTCTATTTTGGGTGACGGGCGAGATGTGGGACTCTTGCGAGTTAAAGACCAGACAACTGTGGCTACGGGTCTCAAGCTGAAATCTTTGAGTACTTCTCTTTTTATTATTCCCCATGCCCTAATGGGACAATGGGAGGCGTATGTTGCGAACGATACGACGCTGAAGTGCTGTTTCGTGAAGAAGCGGAAAGACGCGGAATCACCAACTTTGTTAGAAAATATAGAACAGTATGATGCTTTATTTATATCGTCAACAATGTGGAGCGCGTTCCGTACTATTCACCACCCGCGAAACATTCTTTGGAGGCGAGTCTTTATTGATGAGGCGGATAGTGTTTCTATTACAACCGATTGGGACGATGTCAACGGATTGTTTTATTGGTTTATTTCGGCAAGTTGGCTCAATCTAGTATTTGCCGGTGGAGCGTATTTTAATGTGTTGAGTGCCTATACTCCGCCAGAGGAAACTCCACCGTACGTGATTGAACGGGTAAAGAAACTCCAGAATAATCACTATTTACAGATTCCTGGTTGTCGTCACGTAAATGTTGTGAGACGGATGTGCGGTATTTCGGCGAATCATTCAACCGTTGCTATTAATGCGGCGGTAAGCCAGAGCGCTCGTCTGATTGTCCATTCGTCTGAGGATTATATTAAGACGAGTTTTACAATGCCGACTACGACAACACGGAAGATTATCTGTGCTACACCGACTAATATTCGTGTGCTAGATAGTTTCATTTCACGGGAGATGATGGAGCGACTGAACGCCGGTGACGTAGCAGGAGCGCTAGAAAGCCTAGGAATGAATTCGTATACGGAGGCGGATATTACGGATGCGGTGACGGCTGCTATCCAGAAGGAACTCCATAATGCTAAGGTAACGTATGAATATAAGAAAACGCTGGAATATTCTACAGAAAGTCTCAAACAGAAAGCAATAGAGGCACAGGAGCAAAAGATTGCTTCTATTGAGAGTCGTATTTCGGCGATTCAGGAGCGACTCAAACGGGCAAAGGAGCAGACGT